GATGTTTAAAAGTGAAAAGCGCGTGCGGTTAGAGATTGCCGAGGCGCTTAGAGAAGTTTCTTATGACATTTTGCTGTCATCAAGAGATTGGAGTCCAGAAAAAATTGCAATTATCCGTGATTGCTTTGGAATCTCAATAAAAGTTACCGAAGGATACAAACCCGTGCCATTAGCACAATGGAAACTTAGTGATTGGAATGAATGATGGTTAAAAAATTAACAGGGATGAAATGGCTTCGCGCTCACATGGAGCAAGAGGGTTGGAAATCACTGGAAGAAGTTGGCGACAGATGCCACCTAAACCGAGGAAACCTATACAGGTATTTCATTTTTGAGACACGACCAAGCATTGACATGATTCCAGTTCTTTGTGACGGATTAAAAATCACAGTTCCAGAGTTGCTTCGCGTCTTAGAGGTTGAAAAAACAAAGGTGCAGGTAAGAGAAATTAAAAAGATGGTCGGAGTCAGACGCCTTTCGTTGGTGACAAGATGACAACCGCTAATGGCTGGGCTAATACGGGTTTCATTATTAACGGTCTTGAGAAAACCAGAGACAAGGCTCAAGAAGCAATTAACCGAGTTCGAATGTTGCACCTACCAAAGTTTCCAAGTGGAACACCAAATAACCCTTGCAACAAATGTGCAGAAATCTATCCGTGTACAACAATAAACGCTTTAAAAGGAGCACCTTTTGGTAATAGTTGAGTTAAAACCTTGGGAATACGAGTGGGCTTCACACGTTGGAATAAGAAGATTTATTGAAAACTGGGAAAAATCTAACGCCAAACATTACGATGAAAAGCGAATGGAAGATAACAGGACTGCTCAAGTCGCCGCTTGCATTGCAGAGATAGCAGTTGCAAAACACGTCAATAGATTTTGGTCTGGGACAGTTTGGAAAGCACAAAACCATGAACAGAATAAAAATCGAGCAGATGTTGGCTTAAACATTGAGGTCAAAAGACTTAGGACTAGGCAAGAAGCACCCGTTAGAAGACATCAACTTAAAAAGGGATTGATTTTATGGGTAGCAAAACCAATAGCCCCAGAATTCAGAGTTGTTGAACTTTATGGGTACATAAACTACGACCAAGCATGGGAAATTGGACAGCCTTCAGATTATGACCCTGAAAACACAAGATTAGTGTCAATAAAACATTTATCTCATGCGGTTTGTTGTGGTGTTGACGCACCAATACTTGAGTTGCTTAATACAACTTAGGTTGCTAAACTGTGGTTTATGTCTAAGACGGGAAAGCGCATAAGTTACACCTTATGTCTTTCCCAGAAGCCATGGACTACCAATGCTGAACGCGCTGGGAATAGATGGCAACGGGCAGAACTAGTAAAGACTTGGAGGAACGCCTTCAAGTTTCTCGCCATACAACAGAAAATACCTATGCTCACAGATGTAACTATCACCGCACAGCCTTACCAGAAACTTGGTCGGTTGCAAGATGTTGGCGCTTGTAATCCAGCAGTTAAAGCGGCGATAGATGGGTTAGTGGACGCAGGAGTTATGCAAGATGATTCACCAGAGTTCCTCAACGCAATAACATTCCTACAACCAATAAGAGCACAAAACGCATTAACTTTAGAGATTACAGGAATAAAGCAATGATAATCGTCCCGAAAAAGAGAGATAAAACGGTGAATTCCTATTTAGAAGAAGTCCGAGTTTTAACTGCTCTCATAAATGAGAACAAAAAGAACACTACGGATTTGCAAGCACGGCGTACAGCCAGAGTTATTAGTTTGCGTGAAAACGAAGTTACTTATAGCGAGATAGCAAAGGCGATGGGTACTACCTATCAGAACGTCTCAAAAACAATCAAAGATGCTAGAAATAAAAAGGTTAGCAAAAAGAAAGTAAAGGAGAAACGATGACAACGCCAACCATAAATCTGGCACAAGTGTTAGCGTGCCGTGACGGAATTGAACAGGTAGACTCGGAAATTGCTGTAGTAGCAGTTGATTGGTTTGCCCGTTGGTTACGCACCCGTTCCGAAATGGCATTGCTAATGGGAAACCCTGATGTAGCAGAGGCTCTTTCCAAAACTGCGTTCGCACTTACCGAAACGGAATAAAAAATGGTAGCCAACATTAGGCTAACCGATTCCGAAGTAGTTTCAACCTCACTTCTCTCTACGCACCCCGAAAACGCTAGACGGGGGGACATAGACAAAATCGCAGAGTCTCTAAATCATCATGGGCAGTACAAACCAATTGTGGTGAACAGGCGAAACAATTTAATCCTTGCAGGAAACCACACATTCCTAGCGGCGAGGAAACTGAAGTGGCGTAGCATTGCCGTTGTTTGGGTAGACGTAGACGCAAACACCGAGCGCAAAATTATGATTGCAGATAATCGCACAAGTGACTTGAGTTCATACAACGAACCAGCCCTGAAGTTTATGCTAGAGGATTTACCCGACCTAGAGGGAACAGGATTCAACCTAGACGATTTAGAAATGCTTGATGAGTTGCTCAACCAACCGTTTGAAGCCGATAAGTTTACGAACACCCCACCACAATCAGATGATGACGAATACAAACTCAACCTATTTACGTTCAAGGCAACCATTGAAGCGGTTATGTATGAGGCGTGGAGAGATGACATTCTCGCTGAGGCAGGACAATCCAAACCACGAGCAGTTCAAATTATTAAAGACCGTCTGAAAGTTCCACAGCCTGAACCAAAGATACGCAAAGACCCGTCAACATTACTTTCCCCACCTGACGCACTCAAGACAACATTGGTCAGCATAGATGAGTTGCAAACCTATCCCCACAATCCAAGAGAAGGTGACATTGGTGCAATAGCCGAATCACTTTCAACACTGGGGCAGTATCGTCCAATCGTGGCACGCAAGGACGGGATAATCCTTGCAGGAAATCACACCTACCAAGCGGCTAAGGCATTGGGCTGGGAAAAGATAGCCGTAACCTACATAACTTGCACAGACGATGAGGCGTCACGCATTGTTCTAGTGGACAACCGCACTTCAGATTATGGCTCATACGATGTAGACGCGCTAAAGCGTTTGATTACTTCGTTGCCTGACTGGAAAGGTACGGGGTATGAACCCTCAGATGTTTCTGAGTTGCTAGGGGGTGGAGCACCAAAGGCTTCCCCTAACACTACGAGTACGACTAATTGCCGTGTCGGTGATTTCTCATTTCGGTCAGACAAACCAACGATGGCTAGATGGAGTGCTGGAATTACGCTGGCAGATGTAGCCGAGAGATTAGGAATACCTGACTTCTCGCTTACCGCTCACGAGTTTGGCGCTGACCAATCACGGGTGAACACGTCCCAGTGGAAAAAACTTCGGCAACAAATCCTAATTAGAGACGATTACAAATGTCACTATTGTCACCTAACAGCCAACGAGATTGACCACTTAACGAGTTACGCAAATGGCGGTACAGATGACCCAGATAATTTAGTGGCAACTTGCACACCTTGTAATCGAGCCAAAGGTGCAAACAATGAATGGTGAGCGTGAACCAAGTTACCTAATGGATTCCGTAGAGCGGTTAAGGCTTATCGAGATTATTGCCAGTATGAAGAGCAATAACGGCAACGTCAAGCAATGGGCTAAAGAACTTGAAGAAGCCATTGGAATAGAGGAAATCGTAGTAACCAATGGAGTCATAGTATCTAAACTAGAGTTGTGCTAGACTTTTAGGTAACGAAAGGGGTAGAGATGCAACATTACACCGACCAGTATTTAAACAATGTAATCCTTGCCTTAACGCAAGACTGGCAAACCATGAACAGCGCGATAGAGCGTATTCGGGAACGTCATGTGTCGTATTTAAATCTTGGTTGCGGTAATAGTTGTTGCCCACCGAGAGACATTCCACAATGTGTTTGGTGTGAAACTAATTACCCTTGCCGAGTTATCAAAGACCTAGACGTAGAGGAAATAAAGTGACCCACAAACAAAAAATGACCCAAGATTACATCAGAGCAATTCTGGAGCAACTATTTACGGAGAATGGTAAACGGCTTTCTCAGGCTGAAAAGATGATGGATGTAATCCAATCGCTTTCTGACCTAACAGCGGAACTTGAAAAAAGAGTAGCCAAGTTGGAGGAAACAAAATGAGTAATTACATTGCAACAAACCTCATTGGTGTATTTGCAGTTGGGATACTTGTCGGGGGATTTATCGGAGCGCTTTTTATGCGCTATATGACGATAGTAGCGCAAGAGTGCACTAAAAAAGATAACGCGACTGGAACACCAATTGCCTCACTCGTGGCGCGTGAGATGAAACTTAAATACAAGTTAGAACCACTTAGCGATTGGACACCTAAAAAGCCAAAGCGTAAAACAGTTAAGGAGATAAAGTAATGGAAATAGACGGTCTGGGCGGTTGGATACTAATGATGTTATTTTGGGGAACACTCTGGGCGATTTATTGCTGGATAGAAACAGCATTAGCCCGTAGACGCTTTAGGCGTAGAGAAGCAATCAGCGGAAATCTAAGATGATTACCAACCAGTATCCGTGGGCAGTTTTTAACGAGGATAAATACGAGGACATTAAAATGACTAAAGAAAACCCCTATACACCAAATCCAGATTGCGAAAAATGCACTAAAGATAACACCGCCTGTATTTCCCACTACATGCTTGCTGGTGGTTACAATGATTGAAAACACACAGGAGAGGAATGAGGAATTAGAGTACATGACCGAAGATGAGGCGAGAATGAGTAACAAGAGTGGGAAGTGTGAGGACGAGCCAGAGTTCCCACTCGCCATGCCAGTTGAAACAACAAACGAACTATGCTGACCACTTGTACATTGTGTACACAACTGTACGGAAATCCAGCGTGAGTACCACGTTGCCAAAATTCAGGAAGCGAAACCTGAATCTTTCGAGGAACTGCTACGGCTTGCACGGGAAGAATACGATAGCCTGAAATGGTGGAAAAAAATCGTGTGGCGCTGGATTTAAATGACTGAACCAAAGAAAACCCCTGCCAAGAAAGTCGTACCAAAAGTCGTACCAAAGAAACCTGTACAGGAAAAGTCTAAGGTAATAAAGAGGGTTAAAACTGGCGGGCGAGTTACGCTACTAACTCCAGAGCGTCAAGAGACTATTCTAGAGGCGTTAAAAACTGGGTGCTACGTTGAAACAGCGTGCTTATACGCAGGGGTGGCGACTCCAACAGTCTACAATTGGTTCGACCGTGGCAGACGAGAACGAGAGCGTTTAGCGCTATCGGAACACGGCACAACACTTGCAACCGAGGTTATCTACTTAGACTTTTTAGAAGCAGTAGAAAAAGCCCGCGCTGAGGCGGAGTTAAGAGCGGTAGCACAGATACAAAAAGCGGCAAGTCTGGGAACGTGGCAAGCGTCTGCGTGGTATCTGGAACGCTCATCGCCTAAGAGGTGGGGACGCAAAGATTACTCTGAAATCACAGGTGAAGACGGTGGGGCTATCCGTATTGAGGTATCAACAGACGAGTTGGAACGTAAGATTATGGAAATTGCCTCTAAGCGTAATGATGAAATTGTAGTTATAGACTAAACTACGGTTATGAGTTTAATTGACCTATTGGTTAAGGCTGACCCGAAAGAGCGAGCGCAAATCTATGCGTCCCTAAGTGCTGAAGAGCGCGGTGCACTAAACACAATCCTTGAGGACGAAATCAGTAACCCGTGGGCGAGGTTCGAGAAAAGCCCTGTCGGTTTTATCCAAGATGGAATAGGTGAAGTCCTATGGTCACGGCAAAGGGAAATTGCTCAAGCGTTAATTGACCACCAAAGAGTTGCAGTACCCGCCTGTCACGGACCTGGGAAATCCCATCTAGCCGCGAGACTTGTTGCTTGGTGGGTATCCTCACACCCGATTGGTACATCTCTAGCGATAACAATTGCCCCGACTTCTCGACAAGTTCGAAACATTATCTGGCCTCACATTCGGCGCACAGCCGACCAAGCGGGGTTAGACGGTGAAGTTCTAACACAGACTTGGAAGCGTGGGGTTGAAACAGTTGCCTATGGTTTCTCTCCAGCCGACCATGATGAGTCTGCGGTTCAGGGTATCCACATGCCTAACCTGCTAATCGTGGTAGATGAAGCGGGTGGTATCGGTCAGACAATCGGACAATCCTTGGAAGCACTTATGACGGGTGGCAATACCAGATTGCTATTACTGGGAAACCCGCCAACAGATGAAGAGGATTCTTGGTTTGAGCGTGCTTGCAATTCGCCGTTATACAAGACACTTCCCATTAGCGCTTATGACACCCCAAACTTTACAGGTGAGGAAACAGGGGACTGTAGGTCTTGCCCGCCTAGCGTACCTAGTCACAAAGTCGGAACACACTTAGTTGACCAAAGATGGGTAGATGACGTAGTTGCTGAATTCGGTGAAGGCTCTGCGTTCGTTGAAGCGAGAGTCTATGCAAGATTTCCTAGGTCATCGGTCAATAAAGTTATTCCATTCTCGTGGTGTGAGATGGCTACCACAAATGAAAATCACGCTAAGTCTGACATTGTTCGACTAGGTGTTGACGTTGCCTCAGACGGTGGAGATGAGTTCGTTATCGCAAAGATGGACGGGTTCGCGGTATCGGTAATCCATAAATCAAGTGGGGCGCAAAACCAAAATGCAATAGATGTTTCCTCGGTAGTTGCAGAGCACATTAAAAAGGCGGTCAAGATTCATACCGAGCGCGGAGTTGAACAACCTGTCCACGTCAAGATTGACTCTATCGGTGTGGGCTGGGGTGTGGTATCTATCCTGCAAAAGTGGAAAGAAGAACAGAATTGGAACGCCAAAATAATTGGGGTCAATGTAGCGGAGCGTGCTAATGACGCGGACAAGTTCAAAAACCAACGCGCTGAAATGTGGTGGAACGGTAGGCAGATGCTACAACCTGACGCAGACAATCGCCAAGAGGTTAGGTTAGATGTTGAGCGCTCTACAATGGCGCAGTTATCCGCACCAACTTTCAAATCAGATTCTGCTGGTCGGATTCAGATTGAAGCGAAGGCGGAAATGAAACGCCGTGGAGTCACGTCTCCTGATAGAGCCGAAGCCGTATTGTTAGCAATGTACGAACCCGCTAAGGGACGCGAACCCTTACCCGTAGTTCCAGTATCACTGGGACAAAGTAATGAATGGAGAATCTAGTGATTAACTTTAAGGGCATTGTGGAAATGTTCAAACACGATTCTACGGATTATGATTACCAAAAGGCGACACAAGAGTTAGAGTACGAAGACAAGATGACTGAGATTGAATCCCGCATTGAAGCCCTGACAAGAAAACTAAGAGGTGATAACAATGGGCAAGGATGATTGAGTGTGACTCCTGTGGTCGCGAATTCAATCCAATAGCAACACGTTGGTTATGTCCAAATTGTAAATTCAAAGCAAACTGCTGTGAGGGCGAACCTCAGTAGGTGTGTTTGCGTTGCGCGTGTCGTTGGTATTGCCTAAAATAAAAACTACCAACGGAAATAGGAATTCGGAATGTCACACAATGTCTGAAATAGATTTGGTTTACAAGGTCGCGCAACTTATTTCGTTATTGGTCGCGTTACTCGTGGGATTCTTTGGAGTTTGGCGCAGAGTAGATAGGCGACAGACACAATCCGAGATACAAACCGTACGAGTAATAGATAAACTTGACCGTATCGAGTCACAGTTTGGTGCGAATGGCGGTGGAATGAGAGAAGCCATAAATTCAATGTCCTGCAAGATAGATAAAATTGAAACACGCACCAATATTATTGATGTCAAGTTAGCGTCTCTCGGTGGTAAGTTTGACGAACACACTCACGAATCGGAGAAGGTAAGATGAAAAACTTTGGTATTTGGCTCGCAGATAGTCCGCTAGGTGGAGCATTTAAGGCAGCGCTAGGTGCTGTACTCGTATGGGTATTGGCTAACTCAGAAACACTTGGCTTCCCAGTGGTAGTAATTGTTGCGCTAGGCGCAGCACTGCCAGTAC